TTGCTTTGGCAACCCAGAAAATCAGTGTTTGTTATTGCAGTTAAAGGCGACGAGCTTGGAGTAAAGTTAGAAGTATAAACGGCTGTACCAATTACGACTCTAAGGTTACTCAGATTTCCTGTAAATTGACTTGCACCATCCGTCGTTCTGCCAATGTAATAAATGTTTCCGTTAAGCGAAGCATTGTCGATGGCGAAGGAACCTAGAGTTGTGTTGGTCGTTCCTACCTGAGTGCCGTTAATAAAAACACGAAGGTTAGCTCCGTCCCTTGTCACAGCCAAATGCGTCCAAGCATTTGTTGGAAAGTCTCCAGAGCCGACAGTATAATCTAATACTGTACCACCATTGTATCTACAGAAAAACCTAACTTGCGCACTGTTGTAGTTAATATTCAACATATACGCCCCGGAACCATCGGAGTTTCTTACAGCCCCTACGACACATCGCTCACCTGTCACTGTGGTGTAGACCCAGCTTTCAAGAGTAAAGTTATTGTTTGATACGTCTAAGCTGTTGGCTGGCAAAGTTAAATAATCACCAGACCCATCAAGCGCCACACCCCACTCACCATCAGGCCGTGCAAACGGGCCAAAGCTACCTTGGGTTACATTGCCATTGACTGTGATGGTATGGTTGCTGGTGGAGCTATCGTCAAACACGTTGTTGACACCGTTGTTAGTGCCATCAAAGTGAGACAGGAACGAGACACGGTTGAACTCATCATCTGAGGGTGTGACAAGGCGTGTGCCAGCAGCACCTATACTTCTCTGGCTTAACATTAGCTGCCATCCCCTACCAATGCACCGTACAGGGTGCTTCCGACTTTCCAGACTGTGATGACTGTGTAGCCTGTCGTGGCTAACGTAGGTGCAACACCCCCATTGTTGACCCATGTCATAGTGGGCCATGTGATCGTTGCGGCAGAGCCATCGTCAATCATCAGGGTGATAGCCTGACCAGCGGAAAATGCGTCCGTGTACGTTGTAGCACCTGTCAGAGTATGCGTCTGGATGGAGCCGTTGCTTGGCTCTAAGGCATAGGATGTGCCAGAGATTACATAGATGTCCTCTACAGGTGTGCCTGTGTAGGCTGGGTCAGTCAGCCCACCAAGGTCGTAGTAGCCAAGGCTAGTCCATGCAGTTGTGCCATCGCCAGCTTTGAGTTGGCTGGTGTCTGTCTCCAGACCTAGTTCACCCTGCGCAAGTGTCGGGTTACTCGATGTCCAGTTAGCTGCCGTGTCCCGGCGTATTTGAATTAGATCAGCCACTAGCTGTACCTCCATTAATAGATTGTGCTGCTGTGTAAACGGATGCAGCGGAGCCACCATCGGCTGAATTGATTGCTTGTGCTGTTGTGAACGATGTGAAGGCCACGACTTCTAGGATGTCGTTGAGTGCGGCACCTACAGCTAAGACAACATCAACTGAGTTACTTGCTGTGTAGTCTGCTGCTGCTAGTTTGACACCATTCAAAAAGACATCAAGGAAACCCGGCGTGTACCCTGACGTAGTAAAAGAAGTTTGACCTGCTGTGCAAGTGAAAGCATCACGAGTCTGGGTCGCCTGTGGTACTGGCTGTGTGCCTATGTATCCTGACATTAGTTGCCCTCCGGTTTTGTGGGCCATGTTACATCGGCAGGGAACCCGGCTTGACTCGGCACGTCACGCAGAGATTGGCGATACGAAGTTTCCTCTGCGCTCATTGTGCGGTCAGATGTAGCCCACCAGTCTGTTTCTGCAATCAGGTTGTTACGTTTAGACCTAATTTGCTCTTCTGTTTTAGGCGCAGATGCGGGTACGTCAGCGTCCACAACCACACCATCGAGTAATACTTTTGCCATGATTGTCTCCTATGAATATGTGTGACCGTAGAGGCGATAATATAGCCCCGTGCCAGTATTAAAAGTAGTGCTTCCACCTAGTTTAAACCGCAATTTAGAACTTGCCGCCGTAGAGCCATATTGAGTAGCGCCAGACAAACTGTTGACTGCCTGCGTGACATCGTTTCTATAATAATAACCTTGCGCTAAATACTTTGTTTCTATTGTAGTGCTATCTGTGTCATTAAATACAAATGAATAATGCAGCCTGTCACCACTGTTTGCACCATAAGTACCGCTCAAAACAAGATCAGTGGCAAACCGATCAGCATCGCTATCGTAAGTGTTTTGGTCACTTTTTAAATGAGTTGTATAATAAGAAAAAGATTGAGCAGAATCACTTGAGTTTAAGATTTGCATTTCTACGTCTTTTCCCGTGGTGCCGATAGGTCTGGGAAAAACAATCTCTAATTTAAGCTGGTCGTAACCTGTAGGCAAAGTAATGTCTATGGCGCTTACTTGAGCAACACCTAAAGTTACTTCCGCCAAGTTAGTCCAGTGACCACTAGCTGCTTCCGCCCAAGTCAATCCACCTGTGTTACCTGACTGTGCCGTAAGCGTATAGCCGTTGACAGGAGCATTGCTAACTTGCAGCTTGCTCTCGTTGACACCTTCTGCTGGAAGGTCAGCTTGAGTTACACCACCGCCAAGGTCTGATAAGTCTCTTGCTTTAGTCATCTACTGCGTCCCATGATGTTGTTTCTTCGTTCCAAACGTAACTTCCACCGTCATCGGGCATTACTGTAGGTGCCTCCCAAAGGCAGCTTTCGTCATCTAAAACCCAGCTTGGGTATGGTTGTGGTGCGTAGAAAGCATCCCGTGCGGCATCGTAGGTGTAGCCAATGCCAGCGTAGTTTTTACGGAGAGGTGTGCCGCCATTAGAGTGAACACCGCCGTGGGTGTTGTAGGATGTTTGTATCCATTGACCGGGGCTACTGTCTACGAATGTGTCGAAAAACTCGGCTTCCGCTACGATGACTTGTTCGACGATGCCACCGTTTACTTTTGCATAATGTGCCATGTCTTAATTCCTTTTATACTGCATACCGAATAATGACGATACCGGAGCCGCCGTTTGCACCAGCACTTCCTGTACTGGCATTTCCGCCCTGTCCACCACCACCGGAGCCTGTATTGGCTGTGGCATTAGTCATGGCGTTACCATTAGTTTGACCAGCCGTAGACCCACCGCCACCGCTACTTCCCGGTGTGCCGCCTGAAAATGTCCCGCCTCCGCCACCGCCAGCAAAGTTATTACTGACACCAGTAGATGTTGCTGCTGCCCACACGGAATATGAACTTGTAGAAGAGCCGCCGTTTCCGCCAGCGCTGTTAGTACCTGCCGACCCTACGCTAGAGGCACCTCCACCTCCACCTGATCCGTAATTAGGGCTAGTTGTATTGGCATCTCCTCCGTCAAATCCTTGACCAGATGTCCCGGCTCCGCCTAGATGGTTGCCCGTTCCACCACCAGTAGCACCTCCTCCTGATCCACCGGGGCCGCCGTTAGCAAGACTAGGATCAGTAGAAGCGTAAGCACCTGCCACCGAGCCTCTACCTCCACCAACAGATGTAACAATTGATCCGATAACGGAGTTAGAGCCAGCAACACCTGCACTTGCTGCGGTACTAGAAGCATTACCCCCAGCGCCGCCAGCGCCGACTGTTATTGCGTGGGAACCTACACTAAAAGCTGACGTACTGCTAAGAACGCCTCCAGCGCCACCGCCACCTCCACCTGAAGTAGCCCCTCCAACACCTCCGCCGCCGCCGCCTCCAGAGATAACTAAATACTCTGCATCACCAGCAGCAGAAACTGTGAGTGACCCAGAAGAAGTAAAGGTGTGGTACTTGTATCCGCCAGAAGTTACCTCCGTGCCACCACTAGCAGAAATTGCAGGTGTTATACTTCCACTACCCTCACCCACGTTAGTCCAGACGTTAGCCCCAGCAGTTGCATCTGTAAGGATGTACTGGTGACCGTTAGTTTTGTTAATCCACATATGACCAAGGCCAGATGTCGGGTTGCTGTTAATTGCTGGATCAGATGTAGATACTGTGGCGTCTGTAAGTGTAGCTAGACTGCTAGAAACACCAGTAAGCTGTGAGCCATCGCCTGTGGGTGTCAGAAACGTAGCATCAGCCTGAGCCTTAGTATAACTGGCGACATTGACAACCGATTTACCTTTACCGATATACCCTGACATTATGTTTGCTCCAGTACACTTGCGATAACGTCTGCTGACGATGCTGTGTCAGATGTGACAACAATCGTGTCTGTGGTCTCTAGGATTACCTTACCATCGAGGACTGACAAAGCAGAGCCAGTAGGGATAGGAGCCGCCTTTATTAAGTAAACACCAGCACACTGCACATCTACTACGATGGCACTTGCTGTTGTGTTTGCTACAGTACATCCGATCAGGACTGAGGTTGTAGCAGCCGGGACTGTGTAAGTTGTGACAGGTGATGTGCCGACCGAGGCACTCGTGTAGTTCTTAAAGGTATTAGCCATTGTCTATCCTAATGCGATTGCGAGAGCTAACGCCTCGTCTGTTGTACCGTAGCCAGCCGTGGCATGATTACCCCAACCAAAAGCTGTGTCTGCGTTTGTTCCTTGGGCTGCTGTGGCGTAGTCAGTTGATGCTGTTAATGCTGCCGTACCCAAACCTAAGTTAGTTCTTGCTGTTGCTACACTTGTTACATCTGACAGGTTGTTGGAAGCTACTAGCAAACCAGATGCGTTAAACGATGCTACCTGCCAAGCTGAACCATCGTATACTTTGACAACATTGCTTGAAGTATTGAAGTACCAGTCACCAGTTGTTAGAGCATCACCATTTAAGTCTGTTGTTGGATCAGAAGCCTGAGCACCTAAGTAAACAGCCTCAAAGGCATCTAGTGCAGCCTGAGCAGCGGTAGCACTAGCCGACGCAGATGAAGCTGACCCACTTGCTGCTGTAGCACTAGCAGAAGCCTCACCAGATTTAGTTGTTGCTATGCCAGCCTGAGTCGTAGCTATACCCGCTTGGGTAGTTGCTGTAGCTGCTTCACTGGCTGCTGTTACCGCAGAAGCAGCGGCATTTGTTTCGGCAGTCTCTGCATTTGTTTCAGCAGTTTCAGCATTGGTCTCTGCTAGTTCTGCTGCTACTTGAGCAGCTAAGGTAGCAGCTAAATTACCTGCAACTGTAGCAGCATCAGCAGAAGCTGACGTAGCACTTGTACTTGCATTATTCTCTGATACTAAAGCAGCTGCGGCACTTGCAGCGGCAGCATTCTTGTATGCTAAACCTAAAGCTAGGTAATCAACACCATTAACTAAGATACTACCAGCATTGAGAATGTCATTACCGTTAAGGTCTAAATCCGCAAGCATAGAGTTAGGAGTAGAACCATCACGAGATAAAGTATTATCGAAGGCATTACGAAGTGCCTCGAAGTTCTCATTCAAGGTGGTGACAGAAGCGTAGCCTGACGTAATGGAGTTTAGGGATGGTTTCTTTGTCATTAGTTAACCTTAATGCCTAAGCGTTCAGCATCCTCTGACAAGAATGACAGAGCCTGTTTGTTCTGGTCTTCTTCTTCTTTAGCCTGTAACTTCTTCTTAGCTTGTGAAGCATTGTCTTTGTCTAGCCAACCCTTGTCCAGTAAGAGTTTAGCCGCAGAGAAAGAACTACGACCACCAGACTTCATCTCTTCTGCTATAGCCTTGATAGCCTCAGACTTAACCTTTACTTCTACTTCTTTACGCCAACGGGCCACATGAGTCTTGATGACAGGAGAAGTAGATATGTTCTGCCAGATACCCCAGGAACCAAAGACTGCCTGGGCAAACTCATACTCCGTAGGATCGTTAGGCACCATAGCCAGATAAAGAGCTTGAAGAGAAACATAGTGTTTACCATGGGCCTCTATGTCTTGTTCCTTAAGGGTAAACAGACAATCCGAAGGGTCTGCGTATGACAACTCATAGAACAGACTTTTAGTTCGGCCTTTGCCGTTGACACCTTTTAGTTGGTCTAAAGAGAACAATGTACAATACACCCTTATGGTTTTTCAGAGGTTATATCCAGAAGTATAGCAGCCTAAGTTTTAGTTGTCAACACTAAAAATAAAATACTTTAGTCTGTCGTTTCTGTATTGACAGGAGCTTAAACAATAGGTATACTTTCAGTATCAGCCCGCCAGGGGTGATATAGGTATATACCTTAAGTATAATCCTAAAGTATCTCCGTTAGGGTATATAACCAACAGATATATTATTATTGGTTCTTCTACCTACGTTCAGTCCTAAGGACACGTTCAGATTCTGCTATAGCACCCCTTGGTTTAAATACCTTGGGGTGTTTCTTTTTGGCATGTTGGGAAAAACTCTGGGAAAATCTTTAGTCGCATTGTACATACAGAAGGATACCCGCACGCCCCCCTGCGCACCCCTGCGCTTTGTACTACTTTTAATGCCCCCTGCCTTGGCATTTCCCTTGGCATTGCTTGGATTGGTGAGGGATTGCCTTGGGGTTAGCCTTGGCAAGGTCATAGGGGAAATACACTTAAGCACCCCTCAAGCTCAGCATGTCCCTGCTATTCCTT